CAACACGATTACGGTTACAATTTCGTCTTTGATGCTCGTTGTTGTGGCCTGCGCCATTATGATCTCCCACTTGGAGTCATGGGTGGCGGCGGTCTTCATAATCTCAGCTTTTGCTTCTGCCTCTGTCTGAGCAAGTGAGGCTTTTGCTTTTTGCTTAGATATCTGTCCTTCCAAGAAAGAGCCCGCAAGTGACGATAACGGTCCCAATAGAGCTTGAAACATGTGACTATTCCTTCTTAATAAATTTTCACCAATTCAGGGTCTACTTGTCTAGGCACACAATATGCCGTCACCCTATCTTTTGCATCAATATATTCAGAAAAACCATAGTTGCCGTATCTTTTAGATATTTGTTCCGCAAAATAGTTACATTCAACTATAGAATAAAAATGCATGTTTCCGCTTTCTAGTTTGCGAAAATCACCGGTGCCTAAATAAACCATAAGCAAAAAGGCGTCGATCATTCACTTTCGCGCCATCCAAGCTGTGGTCCCCATATACGCCCCGACTATTCCCGCGCCGGAAATATAGAATAAACTACTGATTTCACTCAAAGCTTGTATGCGTTCTACTGACACCCATGGTGTAAACATCGCCGCCGTAAAAACACCCATGCCAATCAGTGTAAACCGCGCCATACGCAATTGAGCCAAGCTCTTTCGCAAATCACGTTCTGTCTCTCGTATTTCTTTGGCGTGTTCTAATTCTTCATCTGTGATTTCGCCGTCACCGTCGAGATCATACCGCGCATACTCTGTGCCTTCTTGGAACTTTTTGCTCATTTCTGACTGTCCCTCACCGCTTTTAAGGTTTCTTGCACCGTCATCTCTTTCTTAGCGTTTGGATCATACTTGCACTGATATTCAGAAGGAATAAATTCCAAATACTCAAATATCTGAGATTCAATAGTGTAGTTTTGCCCGCGGAACACACAAACTACCTGACGGTTGTCCATCTTTTCGCATTTAACTTTACGACAGGTTGTCATTTGTTCGGCGTTAGCAGTATGGGACTTTAATAACAGCACAAAAATAACCAAAGCTGTCGTGCCTACGGCTGCGGTAAGTACCCACGCCACGATTTCAACAAACTTTCGTCTACGCTCACGCTGGCGATACAATGTTTCTTTACGCCTTTTGCGTATTTGCCCTTCCATTGCTACAAGTTGATCCCATTTTGACTTACCCATAGTCAAAGAAATCCACTGTTGTAACTCGTAACGTTGTTGCTGCGCCTTCTGCTTGTTGGCAAAAGTCGTTATGGCTTCTTGCTCTACGCTTTGACCACCGAACAGTTTTTTAAATATAGGGGGGTTCTTTGCCTCTTTCTCCATCTGATCAAGGTCAGATAAAGCGCCCATCCATCTTGACAGGTCAGAGGCCATAGACTCAATGTCCCGGCCAATGGCGAAGCCCTTTTTAAGGGCTCCAAATGCCGCCGAAGCGGTTGCCATTGCAGATACCGGATCCATTTAATTTTTTACTCACAACCCATGTAGCTGCCACCTTTTGTGGCAGCACCCATGCCGCGAACAGTCATCTTCTTCATGCCCGTAGGGGTTTTTACTTCTTTTGCCCCGCCGTATGGAATACGACCCTGCTTGTCAATCTCCGCATACGGCTGTGCTTTTGGTGCCGCTGCGGGAGTATTGGTGACAATTTTTACCACGCTCATTCTACACTCCTTTGTTTCAAAAGTTCTCTTTCCATCGCCGCATTAATTCTAGATGCCGTCTGCTCTTCCTGACTTTGAATGCGCTCGTCAAACTGGCGAGACTTATCCATCATCTGAGCTTCTTTCAGGTTAAGCTCACGCTCTTCCATCATCTTGTCGTTCTCTTCCCTAACCGCATCTAGCTGCAGTTCCTGTTGTTTCAACTGAACTACAGGGTCTGGCTTGCCACCGCCGGACAACTGGCGACCAAGGTCTTGAACCGTCTTCATACCCTCTGCCATAAACTGCGCGGCCATGGCATCTAGCTGTATTTGCGCCTGCGGCGGCAACTGCTGCTCTTGACCGGTTAGACCAAGCTGCTGCATCGCCCGTTCGCGGGACTCAATCTGCACGTGCTGCATGACATGCTTCTGAAGCGCCACCGCTATAGAGGGGTTTGCTCCAACAAGAGGTGACCCGGCAAAGACCAAGTGCGCTAAAATGTGCGCCTGATGACTCTGCATTGGGAAGGCCATGAGTCGTACACCATCAAGGGCATCCATGTTCTCTTGCGCCGGGTCTTTCGGAACGGGCTGTACGGATTGCTCGTTCTTCAGATACTTGTCAATATCCCGAACACCCAAAGCCTCATACATGTCACGATACACTTCATACATGTTGTGCATCTGTGGAGCCTGTGCCGCTAACTGCATCTGCGTTTGAGCAAGTGCAATACGCTGCGCTTGTGAGAAAACATTAGGATTCGATACCGGGATCACGTCAATCCGGTCATCAAAATCCTTTGCTTTTACCGCCGCATCAACACCCTCCAAGGCATATGGATATACCGGCGGCAAACTCTCGCCCATTACCTTGGCAAGAAGCTTGAACTCTAAACGCATCGCATAATGCAGGCGTTTATGCACCGCACTCATTACACGAGAACCCTGCTCCATAAGGGCGATTGTAGTGCCTGCAGCGGCCTGCTGGTTGCCATCCCCGACCTTCATGTCAGTTATGGTGGCAAACCGCCTTCCCGCGTCCACAACGAAGCCTAGAAGCTGAAAGAGCGTCTGGTCCGGCCCCTTGAACGGCAGCGGCATCAAGCTGTCACGGATAGCCCCGCCCGGCGCATCTACGTCCCTGAACTCACCCGGCTGCAGCGGATCGTCATCGTCCCTGATCCGTAGGCCGCGGGCCTTGAAGCCTGCAGGCAGGTTCGACAACGTACCCGCGTCAATCAACTGCCGCAGTGCCGCCGTCGCAGAACGAGACAAGCCACCAATGGTGTGAATCAAACCCAAACCGTAAAAACCAAAGCCCGGCAAGAACTTATAGTGAACAAAATACTGTATTTTCTTCTTGTCGGGGTCATCTTCGCGATAATTACGACGAATTGACAGAATTTGCCCGTTATCCTGACTAATCGTCACGACATAAGGCAATTTTATGCCTGTCGGCTCCCCGTCTTCACCCATATCCTCGAATCCTTCCAGATCCAAGTCTGCGTGACACTCCAACAATGTGCAATCATAGTCCACGGACGACGGTTCAATGCCCGTTATCCGGTTCAATTCGTCGGATAGATCGTCTGTGTCTGATTGTTGTGGCAAAACAGGTATGTCCCTGTAAAAACCGCCAATCTGACGCTTCCGAAGGTCGTTCAAGCTCATCCGAACAACATGCGTGATGTTCGGACACGTCTCTAAATCCGCGGTATCATAGGGAACAACAAGATGCTCTGCAGGAACGAACTTACTAACCGCACGATCCATGCTCTCATCATAGTAAACCTTCTTAAAAGTGCTGCCCGCCAGCGGCAAATAGAACAACATTTGATCAAATTCAGGCGTGTACTCCTCCATCACGTTCGTGATGTAGAAATTCATAAAATCTTTTACGCGCTGGGCCTGATCTGACGTCGCACTGTTCTGCGAACCAACTATCGCAGTCCGCACGGGCCCTCCCGGCGGCAACAACTCATTGAACGCTTGGGCCTGAAACTGCACAGCAGCTTCCGCCAAAAGGGGATGGGTGACGCCAGAAGCACCTCTAAACGGCTCAGTCCTTTCGGAGTAGTTGAACCCAAGTAATTCCAAGCCATCCGCGTATGCATCCTCCCATTCTTGGCGACTCGCCTTGTTTGCATCGTAGTCCGCGGTCAATTCACTGGCAACCGCGCCCAACTCACGCTCGTCCATATCTTCTGCTAAGTTTTCAGAAAAATCTCCGCTGGGCATCTCCGACATAGGGTCAAAATCAACGACTGCACCGCCCATTTCATCCACTTCAATGTCAATATCAGAAGCTTCGCCCGACATGTCTAACGTGCCGGGGGCCTCAATCTCAATCTCTGCCAGCAATTCTTCTGTTTCTACTTGCGGATTCTGGTTCTCTACAAGCGAAATGGGCGGTCTAGCCATGATAAACCCTCAAAAATTTATTTACTGTACCATATAAGGTATAAAACCGGCAACGCCGCTATCAATAGGCCGTCCCTGTGGCTTAATGTTGTCGCTAAAACCTCGCGCTACCGTAGAAGCCTCTGCTTCCGTGTCAAAAACTAAATATTCCCCACTGTCAATCGCCCGATTAAACGCGGGCTTGTCGTCAAGACGCGTGAGCCGCGGGCCATCCGGCGTCATCGTAGGAAAAATCGTAGGATAAACATAATACTTGCCATCCATTTCAGAGTCCGACAAACGCATTGTTTCGTTGTTCGCAGTCTTTGGAGACTTGGGATCCAAAACTCTCTTTATAAACAACGGCATACGGCCTGTTCTGTTTACTGCGTCGGCGACAAGTTGAAATGCACGATCTGCAGATGATACGTCGCCACCGTCCTCGTACAATTTGGCACCGGGCCGCGGACCAAAGCGCATTCTGTCTACAATGCCCTCATAGAGATCTAAATCAGGCCCCGTCAATGGCCCCCGTCTTAGTCTTTCTCTAGCGGCTTCTCTAAATTGGTAATACGCGTCGTCGCCCGCAAGCCGCGCAGTAACTTGCCCTGTTCTCTGGCGAGAGCCGGGGACACCCTTATTAGCAAGCTCTTTAATTATATTAAACAACTCATCTCGCTCGTTGCGATATTGCCGGAAAAGATCGTTGTATGCTTTTGCATGACGACCCTTGTTGACTTGACCAGTAAGCGCCCGTTCTCTATCGGTGTTGCTGTCAAAAATCTGCGCCAAAGCGGGCCGGAGATATGCCGCCGGGACTTCGTCCACCCTCTCATCAAATTTATCTTTAGACCCATGAAGTTTGTTCATGGCAGCGGTTACTGCAAACTGAATTGTTAAATACTGCTGTTTTAAATCCCCTTCCAAGAAAGCCTTGGGAGAACCCACATCTGGGAAAGGATCGCCTGTAGCCGGAAGCGAATTGCGCCTAAACACACCGTCCTCGTCGATATACCCAAGCAACTCCACGATGGCGGCGGCATTAGGGCTTTGCAAAAACTTGTCTGTTAGTTTTTTAGGGTCAGCAGGTTTATTACCTAATATTCCCGATTGAGTAAGATACCCGGTTCTTGCCAATTCAATTCTGTTTAAATCAATGACCTGCTCCGGGGTGAACATGTCATTAAAACTGACCAAGTCTATTTCAGTCGGCAAACTTGACTGCCCGAAAGGTGACTTAAACTCAAAAAATGGTGCAAACTTTCTCGACTCCCCAGTGAAAGAATCCCGCAAAATTTGTGTCTGTAACTCTGCAGCCTCTCTGCGAACCAACCCTTCGTAAGGGCCAACCTTTAAAAGCGACTTAGTCGTGGAAAATTTCTTTGCAGCGTCGTACAAACGCCTGCCGTCAGAAATAGCCGCAGAACCTTCGGGGTAAAGCTCATCTAACCGCAAATAACCGTCCCGATAGCCTTGAACTACGTTTTTCGCAAAACCCCCAAGGTATTCTTCAACAATAGACAAACTTTTTTGGCCGACGGCGGTGGGGTTGTCCACAGCTAAAGCCATCATTCGCATGGATTGATCAACGCCGTCTTTAAAATCTAAACTGCGCGGGTCGAACCCACTCACAGCGGCCATCGCCTCGTCAGCTTTCCTTGCAAACTCTGTAGATTTTTGTTCAAAATTTAAAGAAGCAACAAGATCTTCTTCTTCTCTGTCAGTCAAAGGACGAACATTCAACGCATGAGATGCGTCTTCTGCGACATGAACTTCACTTTCATTAAATTTTGTGTTGGGCTTTCTCAAAAGTGGTTTGTCCGGGTCATACGCAGCTAACAAATACTGCGACGGCGACAGATCCTGAACATCGTGCATGGTCATTTCACGTGGCGCATACACAGGGTAACCATCCGCGTCCACTTCGCCCGTCTTTACAAAAATATTTTCTTTTGGCTCTATGGCGACAACGCCCTCTGTGCGATCCGCGGCACGTGGGCCAAGACCACTTTCTGTTGCAGTGAAGGTTGTCAACGACAACACAGGGTCTGTACCCACAGAAAATCCGGGCCGATTTATTTCTGCGCTGGCGGCACGACTGTCGGAAACAATGTTTCTAACCCGGTTACTAAGGCCAAATTCCTTAACCAAATCACCAATGGTCATGTTTGCACCTTCCGCCGCCTTCAAAACTTCTGGTGAAATAGCGTAACGCTCCGAAGGAGAAACTAATGCGGGTGCGCCTCTGTATGTGTCGTACATCGACGCAATGCCCCCGCCGATGCCAGTGCCAAAAAAGGCTTCCACCATATGGTCAGGCACATTCTTTTGCCCATCATAATACTTAATACCGTGGGCCAACCCTCTTATGCCGCCTCTGCCGCCGCGCAGGGAGCGTGTGGTTACGGGCTTGCCCCCGCCCAACATACCCAAAACGGTGAAATTTGAACCGGGCGCACCTGCTTTTGTTTCAAACTCAGGGTCAAACTCTTGGTTCCGCGCATCAAATGACCCGTCATCTATGGCTTCGTCCAAAACACTTAAATTATATCGCGCTTCGTCATAATCTTTTCGGCCCAAAGCTACGGCAAAATTACGCGCCGCAAGCTGCAACTCATTAAATACAGGAAGATTAGCGTGAAAAGCTGCGTACTCTCCCAGCCCCTTGTCTATGTTTTGTTCAAACTCCTCCAAAGTTGTAGCTTTGGCGGCCTCTCCACGTTCTTTTGCAGTTTCAAGATCAAACCTATAATTCGTTTGCGTGTTTTCTTGAATTTCTCGTTCAAAACCATACGGGCTGTTTAAAACACGGGTAAGATTTTTAATCTTGGTCTTTGCGTTACTTGAGAAATCGCCGCCGTACTCCATCATACGGTGCAAAAGATCCCCACCATGTTCAATCGCATAGCTGTTTACGCCGCCGCCCATATAGCCCTGCAATTGGCCCATTTTTAACTCTGGGAATCCGCGTTGCAGGTTAGCAACGCCATTGAACGCAGACTCCCTGTCTGTGCGTGTGCGAATTTCTCTGGCGTCTTTCATCAAACGCTGTATTTGAGAGGTGAACGCGCTATCCCCGCCACCTAACATACCTACTGGAACGCCGCTCCCATCGGGCGCGTCGGCCATTGCCTTGATGCCCCTCATAGTTCCGTAAGCTATTGGGGCCCCGGCGGCAACACTCAAAGACAAAGGATCAAAACGGTCATAAGTGTTTGTTTCGGGGTCAAAGGTATCCGTAATTCCGGTACTCGCCGCCAATATTCCTTTATCTATTTCTTCTCCCATGCCTTCTATGGCACCAACGACACCTGTTTTTGCAGACTCTACAGGGTCGTCCATGAAAGCTTTAAAAGCATCAATCCCCGATGTAACTATTTGTGGCGTTGTGAAACTGTCAAAAGCATACTTCCCCGGCTTTACCAGAGCGTAACCGCCCATGTCGTCAACCACAGCAGAGCGCCGGGGCTCCACAACAGAAAACCTTGTTGGCGATAACATAGACAGAAATTTATAGATGCCCCCGCCTGCATCAGGTTCGGGCAATCCTACAATGGTTTCTTCTTTTTCAGCCATAATACGAGCGTACCTGAGTATAGTTGTCCTCGTCTATGTCCCAATCGTCCGTAGGTAACGATACGAAATTGCCCTGACGGTATCGCATCAGAGCTTGGGTCATACTATCGACAAGGTCATCATACTCACCATTGGGAAAAGCCGCAACTTCCTCAATAAGCTCGTCCGCAAATGTCTCATCCGGCGCATACACCATCCCCGCCTCAAACAAAGGAGATACAGAATGGACACGCGACACCTTATCGTTGCCGCGAGATGGCGTAAAATTCACAACAGGAATGCCCATGTTACGTAATTCGTGTGTCAAAGGAGTCCCTGACGCCTTTGCTTCCACGATTACAGTATCGGGTTCCCAGAACTGATAGCTTTCATAAGCTTCTGCTTTCAACTCTGGAAAATCCCACCGGCCCTTCTTGCTATCTAACAAAATGACCGCCGGGGGCCCCCCAATTTCTTCCGGGCGAAATACACCCCACGTCGTTATAGCGCTGTAGTCAGCAGTCTCGCGCTTTGAAAACGCCGTGTCATAACTTTGAATGACATACTCAAGATTAGGGACGTTGTCTTTTTCCCACCGCTTCCACCACTCTCGCGGGATAATTGCGTTCTCTTCACCTGTAGGACGCTGTTGATACTGCGCGTTCCACTTTGACGGCGGGATAGACGCCTTGACCCTTTCAAGATCGTCTTTTGACCAAAACTCCGGCCAACAAGGTTCCTCATCGTCCATAATCGCAGGAAGTTCCACAACTTCCCACTGATCCGCTTTCTCATCTTTACCCATTTGACGAATAAGCTGACCGGTCAAATCCTTTTGTGACCAACGAGTCATTACCAAAATGATCGCCCCGCCGGGCTGCAAACGCTGTCGGGGGCCCCCTGTGTACCAATCCCAGTCATTGTCAAAACCCGACGCCGACATAGCCGTCTGCTCAGAATGGGGGTCGTCAATAATAATTAGATCGCCGCCGCGGCCAGCAAGATTACTGCCAACGCCGACAGCATAGTACATGCCGCCACGTGAAGTGTCCCACCGGCCTGACGCCTTGGAATCCGCCGATAATTTCGCTTCAGGAAAAATCTCAGCATAATCTTCTCGCTCTAGAAGGTTCTTCACCTTACGGCCAAAGGATACAGCAAGCTCCGTGGTGTGCGTTGCCTGAATGATTTTCATCGCCGGGTTCTGCCCAATAAACCACGCAGGCAGAAGATAACTGGCAAACTCAGACTTTGTGTGACGCGGGGCCATGTTGATGATCAAACGCTTCAATTCGCCCTTGGCTACGCGCTCAAACTTCTCTGCAATTATACGATGATGCTCGCCAGCAATGAAGTCCGGCCAGACCGCTTTCACAAATCCCAAGAAGTCCGTCTGACAGTGTTCAACACGATTTAATTGAGCTAGTCGAAGCTGTAACTTGACTACTTTATCTTGGATTTCATCGCTCATAATAAGCCAGTAAACCTTTTTTCGGTTGACCTACTTTATAGGGGCCCCTGAAGAAAAGTCAGAATACACTATTTATCCCATATTGATATCGTTTTTTACAGTATTGTTTGCGAAAAACATGGACTTTGACGTCGTCTGCCACAGGTGCGGGGCTCATTTTGAGCGATTCATGCGCTATGTGCCTGTATTTATTGCTAAAATTAAGTTTACCGGGGCCCCGTGTAACTAATTATTAAAACGCGGATCACGTGCCGCGGATCACGTGCCGGGCATGATCCGGCGCAATTTTCCGGCCCGCTGCTGACGCAATTTTAACGCCAGATCGCGGCACCCGGTCCCCGGATCGCGGGCCATGCGCCGTTGTCATAAGTTTAAAAACATGGGCGGGCGGGGCGCGGGGCAAGTTTTGGGGAAAATAGATATTTTGCGGGATTGTTCCCGTATGTTGTGCGCGACGGGCTTTCCTGCAGCTGTTTGGTGTCTAGATGTAGTGCGGGCAAAAATAAAACCCGCCGGGCGCGATGTCCGGCGGGTTTTTTGTGTTTTATGCGGCTTCAAGTGATGCGCGGCTGATTGCGGTCCAGTCGGATTGCTTCATTTCTAAAACACGTCCGCCCAAACGCTGCCAATCATCAATATCATCCGGTTGCACCATGGGATTACCCGATGCATCCCGCATTTGCGGCACGGCTGTTATGGCATTCATCAGCGTTGCACGGCTGACGGGTTCGCCAACATATCCATCCTGCGCCCGCGTTTGCACTAATCCCTCAAGAACAAGGGACCGGCGCTTTTGCGGGATACCTAAGATCGATCCCATTTTGTCGACTGCCTTTTCTGTATACGTACCTTCGATGACGTCGGCGGCTGCGTCTTTCATCTTTTGCAGTATTTCATCAAAGCTGTCCCGGCTGCTGAAAGCCCGCACCATGTCCCGCAATTTCAGAGACATTGCCGCGTTGTCGGCTTTCTTTGCTTCCTCTGTCAGGACTGACCAAACGTCCGCGTCACCGCGGCTGCTGGTCAGATGCGGGGACCGGATTTTGTTTTCGGTTTGCATCCCGTTAAGGCAAGCCAACGTCCAGTTGATTTGTGCAACCTGAATTGATCCGTGCCCCGTTTCTGAATTGCTAATGAGCAATCCAAGCGCCATTAGATCACCAACTTTCGCACCTTCGCCGACAATGGTGTTTGATTTAAATCGAGCCATTAGTTTTTTGTCGGTGCTATGCCAGTTTTGAAGCTGCCACCCGGCGTTGTCTTCATCGTTTGCTTTGATCAATTCGGGAATTGCCGTCTCAATCAAATCCAGATTGTCATAGGTTTTAAACCTATCAGACAACATAGCGCGGGCGGTCCCGGTTCTTTCATCATCCATGAACGTCCGCAATAAGCGCGGCTTTGGTTCCTGTTGCCAGATTGCATTAATCAGGCCGTCCCATTGTTCGGGATAATTGTCAGACAACCGGCGGGCAGTCCGAACGTCAATTTCTGCTGTCTTGGCGATGCCGTCAAAACAAACATTATTCACGTCAAGCTGGCGGGTTGGTTCCCCGCCCTGCCCCTCTAAAAAGATTGCTGTCTGCTTACCGTTTCCGGTTTCCCGCGTCCGATATTCCATCTGGCCGGTGTTGGCCTGATAATCAACCGAACGGCTGTTTTGCTCCATAACGTGACGCAAAAGGGTTTCCATGTCGCGGTTCGCATTGTCGATATTTTGCAGCATGTCTTTAACTCCATTTTAAAAGGTTGTTTGGTTTTGCATAATATAGGGCTGCTATGTGGTGTCCCTGCAGCGGGCCCGGACTAGCACGGGGCGGGGGTGCGAACGTCAACCGAAAAGGGGCAAGGGATAAACAAAAAACGCAATTTGAAAATCCCGACCAAAACGATTTCGCCTAGTCAATTGGCAGATTATGCGATTAATCCCGCAAACGCAAACGTATTTTTAAAAAAAGAAAACCCGCCGCGCCGGGATGGCGGGCGGGCTGCAGCGGGGCGGGCGTTCTATTCTTTCCCGATGTCCCCGGCTATGTGGTGCCGCAATATTGAACGGGGCGGCAAGTTGCGGGCAAAGTCTCGCAACTTTTCCCCGTCGGGCTTTGCCTGCGTCTGGCCCGGCATGCGCCGCCAGTGAATGGCAACGTTACCGGTGCCCGCATAACATCCGCCCTGCGTCTCGCTATCGCCTGCCCGGTTTTTGTCCGTCCCGTGCGCCGTAAATGCAATTATGTAATCGCGATTTAAACGGGCGCATAACGGGCCGCCGCGCCCGCCGCAATCCGCGCATCCTCTTATTGCGCCGGTTTCTTCTGGGCAGCGCACAAATTGAACATGGTCAATTGTCCGGTTTTTTTGCGACTCTTGCCAAAACGTCGGGGGCACTACGGTCACCATAGGAAATTGCCATTGATCCGGCGGGGCTTTCCGCATTGCATTTTTTAAAAACGCGGCTGTCTCCGGGTTGGCGGTGCTGTAATTAACAACGGTTTTAATCGGGCTTAATTTGTGGGCCCAGTGCATGGGGCTAAAATGGGTATATGTGAAACTGTAACCCGCCCGCGGCTTGCTATCTAAAACAGCATCCAAATAATCATGGTCAATCTGCCCCGCGCCGCATCCCTTGCCTGACGGATTCAGTTCGCAATCCGCCGGGCACGTGCCAAACATGTTTTTATTACCGCTGCGATATGTGACGGCGCATCCTTTCAGTTTCTTGGCGGTGCTGATTTCAACTGTCTTTAACATTTTTAAAATCTCCTGTTGTCTAGGACTAATCCCATATTAGAGCGCAAAATAAAAAAGGCAAGCGCTAGCCTGCCTTTTGTTTTTATTTTTTCCGCCGTCGTTTTGTGGGCTCAATGCTATATCGGCTTTTTATTTTGTCCGGGTCTGGCGATCCCCAAAACAGCCAATAATAAAGGCGCGACAATATCCACATTTAATAATTACCCGCGGCGCAAACTTCCATGTCAAGCTTGCCAGAATACCGGCGGCGTCCATCGCCCTTTATTATTTGCTCTGCGCGGCGGCTTGCAGCTTCTAAACTGACGTCACGGACGGCAAAATCAAAATCCCGCATGTTACCGCTTGTTGTGCAATAGCTGCCATTTGCCCAGAATAATTTCACGTCCGGCGTCGGGCTATCAGATATTCTTTCAACCACAACGTCCCCGTCTTGATCTCTTTTTATTCCGACAAGAACGTTAACCGGTTCAGCCTCTCTTGCCTGCAGCATGACATCCACACTGTCCCACCATTTTTTTTCTGCAGCCTTTTCCATATTTGCAAGCGACAGATACTCATCAAAGTACATGTCAAACTCAAACGTGCGTATTTCACGAACGCGAAAGGTAGCTTTCTTCATTTCGTTTATCTCCCGTTGTTGGTGCGTATAAGATAGTTCTTACACCGGGATTGTCAAACGGAAAAACTGCTCCCAATCAATCGGGGCATCTATTTTAAAATGCGGTTTTAAAAGAAGCCCGCGGTCAACAAGCTCAACCGCCTGATCCGCACGATACACGTGGGCGTGTCGATCCTTGCAGCGCACAATGACAAACGATGCGGTGTGCTTGTGCTGCTCCATCCATGCAACCTGATGAGGCGATAGCCGAACAGCAACGCCGGTTGCCGTTTTTAACTCCCAAAAAGAAAAGTCCCCTGTCTCGCCGCAAACGACAAGATCGGGGACGCCTTGAGATGCCCAGCTTTCTATTCGCGTCAGCCTGACGTCAGGCCGGTGCTTCTTCTGGTTCTTCTTTATACTCTGGTAGAAGCTCGCTTCCAGATTCTTCGGCGTCTTTTTCGACGGGCGTGATATCGATAACGGAAGATCCATATTGCTTTTTAATCTCTTCTAGTTCTTTCATCACTTCATCACGGCTCATGCTGTCAATAGAACCGTGCCGCACTTCAGATTTGCTGATGTAGATATCCCCGTGCGCCTGCCCCCGGCGGTACTCCGCCTGCACGGCGGCTGAATATGCTCCATTGTCCAAAGCTTCATCACGTATGCGCTGCAGGTCACGGACATGACGATGGTAAGTGATTGCATACCGCTCGTTCAGTTCGTCCCGATACATCTTGATCGCCTTGGCAACATTCGGGTGCTTGTGGGGGTTCAAAAGTTCAGAAGCTTTGACCGACGCACTCTTTTCAGAGAAGCCCGCGTTTAAAGCGCATTGCTTCTTACTAATCATGCCGTCGTTGGAAACGTATTCCTTAACGAATTTCTTTTGCTTTTCAGAGAGCGGGGAGTCCGGTGTCAGCCGCGGACGACCAACAGGGTTTACTTTTACGATTTCCATGACGTGCCCTTATGTTTGAAATCATTCCAAATATAAGGGTAAGTGCGGGTTTAAAACAAGGTGTTACACCTCTAATTTCGCGTTACACAAAAAAGTAACGATATTTGCCTTCTTTATGTAAGGATTTCAACGATGTTACACTTTTCACATTTGTCACAGCACTGTGGGAAGAAAAAAAATTATTTTTTTTTCTAGCCCTATAGAAAAGTTTTGGATTTTAGAACCCTTTGTCACCTTGGGTTTGAGCGTTACATATTTGGTTTTTCAAAAGTGTAACAAAGTAACGCCCCGCCCTAAGAAAGGACGAGGCGCTACAAACCAAAACAACACGGAGAAAGAACACAACCGTTAATGAACCGTAGGCCGCGTTCTCTGCCCCGTCAAGCGTTATTCGTCATTCCTTGCAACTTTTAGTGTTGCGGATGCTTCGACGATGTTTGGTATTCTCATTCTGGCTTTTATCATCAGGGACTGTGCTTCGTGCAGCTTGCTGATTGCTTCGTCGAGGAAGGGCTTTTCGCCCGGCAGCGCTTCCAGCCACAGGTCATTGACGGCGTGGATAGCTTGATTAAGCAGTGCGGCTGCTTCTTGGTGTTCATTGACACTATTCATTCCCAATATACTCCCAGTGTTTCGACGCGGATGCACACCGCTTCTTCATTTACGGGCATATCTTCCCAGAACATTTTTGTTGCTGCGACGTGGCATTGTGCAATGGTGTCGAAGACTCCTACGTTTTTCACGATGAACTCTTCAACACCTACCGCGGTGATCCACAGCAACACCCAGTTAACCGTCATTTTTCTTTGGGCGTCCGCGTTTCTTGGGCGCGGGCTTGTTTTCTTCTGCCAGCACCCAATTTCCAAAGCCGTTCCATTCGGTATTTTCTGGCCGTTGGAATTGAAGCGTTTGCTGCATCCGGTGCATCAGCGTTTCCAGATTACGCAAATCGGAAATCCAGAGATCGTTGCATTCCCAGATGGTTTGCAGCGCTGTCCGCAGTTCGTTGTGCGAGTCGAGCAGTTTCCGGCGGGCGGCTGCGTCGATGGTCAAGTCCCCGGTTGTGGGGCTCACGTGGCTTTTATTCATTGGTGTCTCTCCTGTTGTTGACCCGGTTATTATGGGAACCGTCCCATACAAGTCAAGCAAAAAAATGCAGATGTTTTTGTATTTGCTTGTTAACCATATTCTGGTTGACTGCACATTAGAATCATTTCAAGTTAACCACATTTCAGTTTAACTAATTGATTTCATTAATAAAAAAGGTGCGACACTATGTCACATGGACTGTATGGGAGTTATCCTTTAAGATAGAATGTTAGCTCGAAATAGGGCTATGGGCTTTCGGGCCCGGAATGTTTCACGTGAAACATTCGCTATTTGAAATCGTAAACCAAACAACCAACGGAGGTCAGTATGTCTGACGCCAAACCGTCTTTCCTTGCCATCATCTTTATTGGGTGCGGAAGCTCTTGGGCCTACGGCTCATCGGCTGACGAAGCCGCCACCAGTGCAGCGAGCATTCTTGTTCGTGACTGGAGCAGCTTGTACACCTTTAAAGAAGAGGTGCCGGTCAACATCTTCGATGTCGAAGATTACGACGGGTTCCACGCCACCCATCAGGGTGTGTTCGGAACCAAGGATGATATCCCCGACGACGAAGGGGTAGCGTTGGAGTGCCTTGAAACGAGGCACGTGCCGACGCCCCCGCAGCCGCGGAGATAAGACCTACGCCCCCCTACCTACGGTAGGGGGGTAGACCTCCCAGCCACCAAAGGAGAAAGTAAATGGCTGAATTAAACGACACTGAGTTGAACGTAATGTGGGAAGCTTTAAACACTGTCTACTTCACAGACGAGAAGGGGATAGATGCCCACCGCAAGCTTTTGATGAAATACCGGCGGCAGGTTGCAAAGCAGCTTCACGGCGGTGCCATCAACGCGGCGGATGTCGAGTGTGGTACGCTTGAACATTACAACGAGCTTCGTGCCAAACGAAAGAAGGCTGTAGCCGACTCTGCTATGCAGAAGATAAAAGAACAAGCGGAGTTAGACCATCTTCAAAAGACATTGGGGAAGATAGGCTGATGGCGCTTGATCTTGAAATTCATCTTTCGCAGTACGATCACAACGGCGCAGATTTCATCTGCCGGATAACCGGCAGAAGATTTGAGCTTGGCAATGAACCGGGGCTCTACGGCGGCGTGGTCTTCTATGAGGACGACGTCGATAGCCCCATCATGCGCTTTGGCCGCAACTACAAATCAAAACGTAGTACGCGGATTGCAAAGATACTTGAATGGTTTGAGGACCGTGAGGAGTTTCACGGGGGCCTTGTGGCAGTAAAGGTGAATAAAAAATAAAGGAAGGGCGGTCAATGACCGCCCTTTTTTAATGCCGTGTTCCGTGGTCTAAGGTGTTTTGTGCGATTTCTTTTGCCATGCCTATCAGTTCATCGACATCGTTTTCATCGCGGCAGGCTTGCATTGCGTACTGCATCAGTGCGGTCATCACGCCCAGAATGACGATTGGTTCGTGTTCCGCGGCCTGTGCATCGACGTGCTTGCTTATTAAGTCGAGGGCATCGATACCCATTTCGTGACCAAGGCTGAAGTCCCCGCCGTTGGGATCCAGTTCTACTTCTTCTGCTTCATCAAACATGTTGGCAGTCTCCACTGTTCCAAACCGTTATATGGGATTATTCTTAGAATCGTCAAGGAAAAAGGTTGACGGCGTATGGGATGGCTCCTATCTTTAAAAGGTCAACAACGACAAACAAAAGAGAGAAAAATGCAGATCATCAAAACACAGTCTGAAAAAGAGACAGAAATCAAGAACTTGGAGAAGTTTCTCCGCAAGTCCCCGACGAACAGCGTGGTGATGGAGTTCACACCATCGTTAGCAGAGTACATTTTGTCTAAGCTTAATATCGGCAATCGTCCTCAGAAGCCGCAGCGTATTGTAGATTACGCTAAAGACATGGCTTCGCACAACTGGTCATTGACCGGCGAGACAATCTGCTTCGGCGACAACGGGCGTCTTTTAGATGGTCAGAACCGGTTAGCTGCTTGCATCCGGGCTCAGACATCATTTAAGACACATGTCATTTTTGGCATTGATCCTGCAACGTTCCATCACATGGACACAGGAAAAAATCGTGGCGGGGACGATATTCTCGCAATCATGGGTGTACCAAACTCCGGTAAGGTAGCTGGTGCATTGAAGATGATACGGGCTTGGAAGCGCGGTGTAACGAACACGCAGGGCACTGTATCGAACCAGATCATTAAGGACATGTACCTTAATGACATTGACGAAGAGCTTATGCAGCGGGCGATCAAGTCAGCTAAGAACGTTTACAACGTAATCAGCTACCCGATTGGTCAGACAGCTTCGCTGTACTATCTTGCCAGCTTGAACGGCGACGAAGAGCTTGTAGATAAGTTTTTTGCGGAGCTTCGCGTCGGCGGTTCGGGGACAAGCAAGTATCAGCCGTCCCGGCATCTTGTCGAAACATTGACGCGTATGAAGATGAACCGTGAACGGCGGATCACGTCACATGACTATAGTGTGATGCTCACGCGGTCTTGGTACAATTTCAAGCACAAGAAGCGGAGCAAGAAGGCCGACATGGAAGTGTACCTTGACGACAAGCTGATGGAAATCTAGTGCGCCATCGTGATGACATGACGCTTGAAGAGTTTAAAAAAGCTCTTCAAGCTATTCGTCAAAAGGCTCTTTACATACCGATACTAGAACACAGTAGACGAGGGCCTGAGACGCGTTCTTTAAAAAACACAACTCAGGCCGCTCGCGGTAGATTTTTTAGGAGGGAAGGATGAAGAGAGTTATGTTCTACTCAAAGTGTGTTGAGTGCGGCGACAAAGCCGACACAGCATATGGCAAGCTTTTCTACTGTGCCGCCTGTTGGTTGAAGTTTTTCTCTTCTGGAAGGGTATCGACAGGCTTGTCTTGCATCAAACTGGACGCGCAAACCCCCAGATTATAAAGAGCTTCCTGCATAGGATTGTCTGAAGCTTTCCCGCGGCCTGTGAGAAACACCTCGCAGGCCGTTCCTGTTTGTGGATGATAGCTGACGGTTACAGTGAGGCCCATGCCTACATCTTCTGTGACGCATGGTCGGCGGTTAGGTAAGGCTGTCATGGTTTTCTCCCGTTGTTAAACAATAACGATATGTAGAAAAAACCAGAAGTTCTAGCCTTGACCTTTCTTTTTTATTTGGTAGCCCTCTGTGCGGCAGAACACGTCGAACATAACGCGCAACTGACCGGAGATGCTTCTGTTCTCCATCTGTGCGATTTGTTTAATCCCGCGGTAAATATCCATCGGGACTACGATTGATTTCCACTTCTCGACATCCATAACACCCTCTACTGGTACAGTTATACTCTGAGAGAATATAAGACTTTATGTTAATGATTGCAACAAAAAACCCCGCCGAAGCGGGGTTTGCTTAAATGTCCCAGTCTGCTTTTTAAGGAGGATAAATCCTCTGACAAGGGAGTTCTAAGTTTTTAGAAAAACACTGGTGTGTCTCTCTCGACAATCAATATATGAAGGACGAAGGCATTACTGTCAACAAAAAAGGCCCCGCCGGAGCGGGGCCAGTCTCTAAGGGAGGAATACCATGAAAACTACATCGAATCGCCCCAACTGGAGCCCATTTCGATATCGGTCTGCATCGGCACTTTTAAATCTATTGCATCACACATGATTCCTGCAAGTGTTTTTGCTTCTGCCTCGTCGGCGACACTGAAGGCTAGCTCGTCATGTACCTGCAGCAGGGGCAGCACACCAGCTTTGTAGATGTCTACCATTGCCTTCTTCGTCATGTCGGCGGCGGACGCCTGTATGAGCCTGTTAAGGGCTTTGTATGCATATGCCCGCTGCAGGCTGACATTGGGCCCGTAATAAGCTTTGGCTTCCTCGTAGGGCATTGCCTTGTGCATGCCGAAGCTCTGCGGCTCAAAGTCAGGAAACCGGCACTTACGCCCCAGCAGGGAGCGGATAGAGCCTTCTTTGTTTCCGTTCTGCACACGCTCCTGCACCGCCCGCATCAGACGCTTCACAAAGGGGACGCGGCTATCATACTGCGTCATTAGTTCCTTTGCTTCCTCCTTCGACAGGTCAAGCTGATCGGCAAGCTTTCCTACGCCCATGCCGTACATCATGCCAAGGTTGATCGTCTTTGCCTGTTTGCGCGGGATATCGGCGATACCAGCCACCATGTCATGGAAATCCATGTCGGGGTTGTTAGTGTAGCCGTCCACAAACTCATCCACCCGCGGCATTTCTTTGCCGGTGGCTTCCTGAAAAGCCGCTGCAAAGTGAACCAAGATCCGTGGTTCCTGTTGCGAATAGTCTATAGAAGCCCACTTCTGGCCTTCTTCTGGTTTGAACACGGATCGTATCAACGGGCCAAGGTCCGGGTGCCGTGCAGGAATTTGCTGCAAGTTGGGGTTTGACATGGATATGCGCCCGGACACTGTACCGCCGTCATCTGACCTGATTTGGTTGATGTGGCCGTGGACACGCCCATCCTTGCCGACGTGCTTTAAAAGCCCATCCATGAAGGTGTTCTTGCTTTTGTTAAACTCACGCGCCTGCAGGATTGCTTTGGGCAGATCGTGCGTGTGCGTGGTCAGGAAAGCTTTGGTAAAGGATGGCGCATTCTTTTCAGTCTTGGGGTAGCTGATGTCGAGCTTGTCGAAGGCTTTGGCTATTGACTGCGCTGCCCATATTTCTACATCGAAGCCGACCAGAGACTTTATCTGTTTCACGGCGGCTTTCTCTTGCTGCAGCATAAACTGGCTGGCGCGTTCCATTGCGTCAGTGTCCACCCGGATACCGCGCAGAGTCATATCCACAAGACATGGCAGCAAGTCTCGCTCCAGCGCATGGACGGTGGTGAGCCCCTGCTTGCCTATCTCAACTTTAAAATATGTCCAAAGTTCCAACGTAAGCTCCGCGTCGGCGGTAGCATACTCTCCCACAAACATGGCGGGCATCTTCCACATTTCGGACTTGGGGTCCAAGCCAAAATCCTTTGCCGCTTGCACCAGACCCTTTTCGGACTTGGTCTTGTTCAGGTGGTCGTAACAAACAGAGTTAAGGCTATAACTAAATCTATTTTCATCTAGCAGCGCAGCGACGACCATCGTGTCGCTGATATGGCCGTTCACTTCAAAGCCGCTCGCTTTGAGCCATCCAAGATCATACTGTGCGTTATGCATTACTTTGTCGGCGGGGCAGGCAAGCACCTTCTTCATCCAGTTGTTGACGATGCGCTTGTCGAGGTTGCCGCCGCCAAGGTGGGCGATTGGTAAGTAACCGCTCCACCCGTCACAGGCGACAGCGTAACCTATAACTTCCCCGTCATTGCGGGGCCAACCGGGGCCCAACGTCTTCAGGTTCGGGTCACGAGTTTCCAAGTCGATAGCAATTTCTTTTCTATCGGTAATGTCGGGCAACTCTGACGGCGGTGTCCAATCTGTCTTTTGATTAAACATCACCAGTTGCAGTCCATCATTCCTCTTCATCCGGCAAACGCCTTTCTTCAGCGAGAAGATTTAAAAGATGCCTTGCCAATTCTTGCGCCTGTTCTGGCGATATGGCGTACACGTTGTAGTCATCCCCTTTCCCGCTGTCCTTTGTCAGGACAGCGAGATTCAGGGCACCCTTCTTTTGAAGGCTGCAATATACGATGTGCTTCTTCATTTCTTCGCCTTTGTGGGGCGTCCCCTTTTCTTCGGGGCAGCTTTTTTCTTTGAAGCGGCCTTTTTAGCTGGGGCCTTACCGCCTACCCAAGCCTCATTGACGGCGGGTGTTTTGGTGTTGTCCGCCACCAGACGACCTTTGTCATCTCTGGCTCTTTCTGGCTTTTCGCCCGCAACCAATTTACCTTTTTCGTCGTAATGCATCGTAAAGCTGCGGGGGTTTAGTTTAGGCTTTTCACTCTCCGGCGGTGCCACAAAGGTGGGGAAGAACAGTTTCAAGAATTTTTTAAACATGCTTTCACTCCTCATGTTTCTGGTTTTTCGCTCATATTTGATAGCTACGCAAGCCATCCATGGGCGACACGATGTACAAGCTTTCTTTTGTCCGCGTGACGCCGACGTAAAAAAGCCTGTGAAGATCATCCATCATGCGTCTTCCTTCTAACGTGTTGGATGAAACTGCTTGGTCAGATGCGTGGGATATGTCTGTGTACAGGACAACGTTGTTTGCCTCTCCCCCCTTTGACCCATGTATTGTCGATACCTTGATCCGTGGTTCGTGTCTCAGGTTCTCCCCGCGGCGGAGCAGGGCGGACACGTAGGTATTCAGATGCTCTGGCACGTTGTTCATTGCTTCTTGCCACGGCATGTCGCCGGTAGCTAGCAGACCAAAATCCGTTTGTAGTGTCGTTAAGTTGTATGTGCTTTGCACGTCGATAGTGGACAGAGCTTTGAAACCGCGTTTAATCCGGCTACCTGATTTCATGTAGTAGTAGAGGTTTCGCGCAGACATAGCGTCGATCTCACCACCACCACACAGGGCTTCCCATGCAATCAACGCCGACGCCAGCTTCTCGCTAATGCTTTTGCTACCGCGGTTCTCAAAGAAATAGCCGTGTATCTTCAGTTGCTCGCATATGTCATTCAACATGTAGTTGCACTGCGCCATGACTAGCCACTCATCTTGTGCAAATCGCTTCATGTCTGGCATGAACACACGGTCTACAACGCCCGTCATGTCTTTTGGCCGGTACTTTTTTGGTCTGCGGGTTTGGATCCGGTTGACGATGCGAGTAGCCACGTCATGCACCTTTGAAGGTATCCGGTAGGATTGCGACAACACCTCTGACCCATCTTCTACACCAAGGAAATGCTCAACATTCGCTCCTGCCCAACGATAGATAGCTTGATCGTCGTCACCGGCGGCATACATGCGGCCTGCATTGTCATTCAAGATATGTGCCACTTCCCATTGAAGCGGGGATAAGTCTTGCGCCTCATCCAGAAAGACCATACTGAAGGGCGGGCATACCCGTGAGCCGTGTTCCGCGAACCATTCTAGGATGTCGGTGTAGTCGTAGAGGTTGTTAGCTGTTTTAAAAGCTGCGTATGCCTCGTTGATATACTTGACCGTGGTCAGCGGCTCCTCGACAGCGCTTTCTCTATATGTGGTTTCTATGCGCTCTTTCTTGAGCCGGGCCAACTGAATCAACTGCATCATAGGGTTGTCGCGGGAATTGGATCCTATGTCGTCGTCGTAGTCATCGCTGCCTTTTGCCATAAGGTTGAAACCAACGCTTTGGCCGAACTCTTTAAGATGCTCATTACCCATCAAGTTGTTTTGATTGATATCCGACAGGTGGTAGCAGAAGCTGTGCAGCGTCCTGAAAAAATTCAGGTCTTTCTCAAGATCCAGTTTGAACTGACGTGCCGCCCGCTCTCGCGCCTCTCGCGCAGCTTTGCGCGTAAACGCCAGAAAAGCGATAGAGCTTGGCGCAGTGCCGTTGGCAATCGCTTTTTCAACCATGTTCAGCAGCGTGGTTGTTTTGCCTGTGCCCGGCGGGCCATAGATAACAAACATTAGAAGGGGATATCCTGTTCGTTGACGCCGTAATCTGGCGTGGTGATGTCGGATACTCCTTCTTCAAACGCAGGAATTTGCCATACGCGCACGACGCGGCCTTTGATGCGTAGCACCGTGGATTCGCCGTTGATGTCGCGTAGACGCTGGGCAATGCGGTGTGTTTTAAATTCAAAGAACCGTTGGCGCTTGAGATAGCTTTCAAAATCTTTGAGCCGGAAATATGTCAGATCATTTTCTTCATCTGTCCATGGGCGGCGGAGCAGTATCTCTTCCTTGTCAGCGGCGGTCTGCATGTTGCGGCAGAAATCCTCAAGATACTCGTAGAATGCGCCGTCGATAGATGCGTCAGTGCTGGCCTCAATCACGCCGCCCTCTGTCTCTGTCATGTCCCGCAGCAGTGCTGCCACACGGTTTTCCCACACAGGCTTACTGACTGTCGGCGGCATGACGTTAAGCTGTTCGATGCAGGACTTTTGAAAACTACCTTGGTTTTGCAAAGCGTCAGTGTCCAACTCCAAAGGCTCCCCGTTGACATCCATAAACCATATGGGGGGCTTGGAATTATACTTGCGAAGGTTTGCAACTGTGGCTGCAGTGCCTACGTTGCCCACCCCGTAACGGCGCGTCAGGCACCGCTCACGGTCACAGTGGTCATTGATAGGTGCATCGTTGCACTTGTAGGCGTAGTCGCGTCTCTGAAGCTGCCTAGCGATAACGTTTACTTCTGCCAGCGGCAGCGGCGGCTCAAAATGCTCCATGTTGTAGCGCATCAGTTCGTCTTCCCATGTGTCGGGAGAGAACTTGCGTAAGTACACACCAATATTAAACAGGCCATTATTTCGTGTACCTTCAGGAAATCCCTGTGTACAAAGGTGCTGCAGACAGGGGGGGCCTTCCATTATTGGTGAAACTTCACTCGTGCTTTCTACGGAAAGACCAGTGACTTGCTCCGCCGTCTGCACGAACCGTGTATGCAACTCAAAGAACTCTTCAAGCGTGGCTGCAGAGCCATCGTCCTTGAAGGCATACCGCAATCCTTCTTCTGCATTGTAATACGGCAGGTTTAAAAAGTTGCCCACGTCGCCGCGCTCAAGATGCAGGCGAATTTGTTTTGGAAATATCTCGCAACCTGCGTAGCCCAAACCGGCGGAGATAGTGGACAGCGTGTCCTGCATTAGCTTTGCGGCAATCCAATCTGATGTGAACAGGAACACATGTGCGCCCCCGGACTTTGACCGTGCCACAACGAGTGGCAGTTCGCGCTCTCGTATCTTGTTTATCAATTCGACGTGGTTGAAACCTGCATACTGATCAATATCAATGCAGCCCCACTTACACATGTTATCTTCATTAATGGGAATGATGCCCAGCGCAACGCCTGCGCCGCTCAGATGCCCTTCCCATAAATCCATGGTCCGCGGGCTTTTGATCACGCTGGCTTTACCGGCTTGCTTGCCGTTGTTTTGTTCGCGTTGGATTTCGTAAGTGCCGTAGGCAGCTTCCAACCCGACAAAAATCTGTGAAAATTGTTCTGCAGACATAATAGCTCCAAAAGGATCGGGGCGGCAGACCGTGCTTCTGCCACCCCGAAGGCTTAGAACGGGATATCGTCTCCGGTTTTATCACCGGCGTCAGCACCTTCTTGAGTGTGCTTGACCTTTACCTCGCCCTTTTCAATTGACTGGTTGAAAGTTTTTGCGGAGTCATACTGCCCCCGCGTCGTGATGGGCCCTTCAAGGCTCATCTCCCAACCATGCCAACTTCCTTTGCTATTTTCTTCCTGAATAGTCTTCAGCAAGTAGATGTGGCTATACATCGGCGGAACAAATGCCCCATTCTGCCCCTGCATTTCGCGAGACAGGATCATGCTCATCCATTTACGCGACTTTTTAAGCTGCGTAGATTTCATAGCAATAAGGGCATTGGTAGCGCCGTTGTCTGACAGCACTTTGACATACCACTGCGACGTCTGTTCGATGTAATCGCCAGAGCCGTCCTTCAGATATTCTTTGTTATCGTTAGGATCACGCTCTGTTTCGGGCATGTCGTCGCTTGGGTCGTAAATTGCCACCGGCGCTCCAGAACCAGAACCTCGTGGGCTCCACTGGATATACTTACGCTGGTAAGCGCACGGGATCACCTTGATGCCGTCTTTGCCTTTGAACACCTCACCCGTAACGGTATTGAGAATGTCACCCTTGCGGACGTCTTCACGCTCATCAAGGATTGGATCAAGGCCAGATACGATCTTCAGGAACGGCAGCGCCATATCTTCCTGATCGACTTTGCCCAATCCGCCATGTGCATCTGCTTCAAACATTGAAACATCGAACGCAGCAACGGCGGACTCTTCTTTCTTCACAACTTCATTTTTCGCCATTACTTCGCTCCTTTGATAACAGCACGTTGACCTACCCATGCGCCGAACATTTCCATTGGCAGCGGACGCCCCGCTTCCACTTCGTCCTTTACGAACGAACGTAAGGTTGACGGATGAACCGACTCTTTTTGATCGGGGTGCAGGCCCTTTGACTTTGCTAAGTCGGCGAACTCCGCTGCCATGGAGTCTTCCCCCATTTTGAAGTCTACCGACACGATATTCTTGACCATGTCTCCATGACCGTTCTGCCTTAACCATGAGAACGCCTCTTCCCTGCTTGCCACCGGTATGCTCGCACCGTAGGTCTTTTTAATTTCTACTTGCGAGCCGTCGGAAAGCTTGAAAGACGACACACCCATTTCCGCCAACATGCTGGGCAACTCTTCATCAGTCAGACGCAGAAGATCCTTCTTCTTGGCCTTGACCTTTTCTTCAAGTTCAGCAAGTTCTGTTTCGCGGCTGGCGATATCTGCGGCCAATTTAGCAACCCCTTTCAGGTTGCCGTCGTCAAATTGACCCAGTGGGGAAGCTTGTTTGGACTGGGTGTCCGCTTCCATAAGTGATGAAAGATCACTCATACTCGTCTCCTTTCGTGATTGAGTGCTGTTTAAGCACTTGAGGTATCCTATATAATGATATATATTCTCACAGTCAAGGAGAAAACAAATGCGCCGTAAATTTGACAAATACGTATTTAAAACAGAGCCTTACGACCACCAAAGGTCCGTGTTCCGTGATTCGTGGCACAGGGAATGTTATGCTTTATTTATGGAGATGGGTACAGGCAAGTCCAAAATCGTAGTCGATACGATTGCATTATTGCAAGAGGTTGGCGAGATCAACACAGTGCTGATCGTCGCTCCGAAAGGTGTTTTCCATAATTGGGTGCGAAAAGAAATACCGACGCATCTGCCTGATAGGATTGAGCATTCTGTATGTGCATGGCAACCGAACATCACGCAAAAGTACCGGGATGAATTTCAAGCGTTCATCAATTCAGACAAGCTGAAGATATTTGTAATGAACGTTGAGGCGTTCTCTACGCCCAAGGGTGCGGAGACAGCGGCGTGGTTTGCTAAGAAGTTTGGTGAGAAGGGCATGATGGTGGTGGACGAATCGACAGCCATCAAAAACCGTAAGGCCAATCGAACCAAAGCTATCGTCGCGGCGGGTAAGTTTTTCACTTACAAGCGTCTGCTGACTGGCTCGCCGGTGACAAAGTCGCCGATGGATTTGTTCTCGCAGTGCCTGTTTCTGGGCGACAACTACTTAGGCTACCCTAACTATTATGCCTTTCAAGGCCGCTACGCCGTCGTACAGCGGCGTTCTATGGGCCACCGGTCTTTCCAACAGATCGTGGGCTTCCAGCGTCTGGACGAGCTTAATTTGAAGCTTGACGACTTTAGCTCGCGGGTACTGAAGAAAGAATGCCTTGATCTGCCAGAAAAGGTTTACATCCGCCGGGAAGTGGAACTGACCAGCGAACAGAAAAACCTGTACCGTCAGATGAGCAAGCTGGCCTTGGCGCAGCTACAGGATGGCTCGCTGGTGTCTACCAACAACGTTCTGACGCAGATCATGCGCCTGCAGCAAATCTGTTGCGGCTTCGTGCGTGACGATGATGAGCGCACACGTGAACTTTCGTCGAACCGTGTGCAGGAGTTGTTGAACGTCTGTGAAGAAATAGACGGCAAAGCCATCATATGGGCCACATATGTTCACGACATTGAAAAGATCTGTGAAGTTTTGTCGAAAGAATACGGGCCTGACAGCTTTGGTGCGTTCTACGGCGCTACCGCTCAAGATGAGCGTCAGCGCATCGTGGAAGAGTTTCAAAACCCCGACTCTCCTATGCGCTTCTTTGTGGGCAACAGTCGCACCGGCGGTATGGGGATCACGCTGACAGAGGCTAGCACAGTCATTTATTACTCAAACAACTACGATCTGGAGATTCGTGTGCAGTCTGAAGACCGGGCGCACCGCATTGGGCAGAAAAACAATGTCACTTACATTGATCTGGTGTCGCCGCGGACAATCGATGAAAAGATATTGACCGCGTTGCAAAACAAGCAAAACATTGCAAGTACGGTTTTGGGCGAGGAGTTGCGAGAATGGTTCCAATAGTTGTTGGCGACGGCGTCATGGCTCAACGAGAAAAAAATGGGTTGTGCCCTAAGTGCCAAGCTTTTTGGAAAAAGGGACAGACCCAGTGCAGGGTCTGTGACTTGGTTATTTTAACGGCGGAAGACCGGCCTCAAAAGCCGCTGCCATTGGATCAGCGCCCCGACCTATCGCCATAGATGTACGTGGGGTAGCATCTCCAAATGCGTACACCGCTCTATTCGCTCTCATTCGTGCTTCGGCGCGGTCTACGCCTTGAGCGACAAGCTGGTTTTCTATCTCCTGAACTCTTCTATTTTCACCCATCAACCGGGCTCTTTCGTCACCTATAGTCGCCTCTCTAGACACAGACGTCGGGGTCACCGTCGTTGTCGGAGCGGTTGTTCGCGCCGACGTGGAAGCTCTGTCGAACATCCCGCTGTACGACGGCCCATAGCCATAGAGATATGGAATGGCGTCCATAGCACCCTCTATGACGGATGAGGGAGCAGTGGTTGGTAATGATGTTGAGCCCAAAGTGAGCATGTCAAAATCATCTATTTGATCAGCGGCTTCGGGGACCGAAGCTATTGGGTCACCCAGCGGGTTATTGATTCCTAACAGTCTTTGAGCCTCTCTTATTCCTTCAATATTCTTCCGCTGTTCAGATTGACGAGCTAGTTCATGCACGTCCATCATTGTGTTGAAATTTGCCAATTCTTGTTGTTCGGCGAGTCTAGGGTTAGCTGCTTGGCCGACAAGGTTTTGAATGTTTTGAGCATTTCTGTCTCGCACTTGATTAGCCAGAATCGCGTCCATTATGTTCTCTCTCGTAACGGCGTCAGGAGAAGGAGAATAATCTCTGTCGAGAGTTTGCCCCACATTACTTAACGCACTGTCTACCAAATCTGTTGTCTGTTGGGCTCTGTTTCGTAAATCCAACAAATCGGACACGTTTGTTGGGCGCGGGGTTGGCAGTGTCATGTCTACCATGTCTGCGGCAGGATCTGGAAACGCCTGACCACCGGGGTTGGCAATTGCTTCCATTGGGGATACGTTGTCGCCGATGCTGCCGCCGATTTCTCTTATAGGGTTTGCTATGGGCATGTTGTTTTGCAGCATCTCTGCCGCATTGTAAGGCTGCGGTGCTTGCCGTGCAGCACTTACTGCCGCCGGATTTGGAACACTGTTATACATGACCGCACCTAAAGCATCACCATCTGGCGAATAAGGGGCCGCGGGGGGATTGGGAGCAAACCTACGAGGTGCTTTACCACCGATGTCAGATAAAAACGCGCCTAGAAAACCGCCGTCTTTAAAAAACGAACCAAGGCCGGTGCCTCTTGGCGTAGCACGTTGCACTGTCCCGCCGGGCACATATTCACCGATTTTTAAAGCTGGAGCATACCCCTGTTTTGGGGAAGTCATTCCACTACCTTGGTAGCCTTCCCCGCTTTGTAAACCTAAAAATTGTTCATAGGCTAGTCGGTTAATATTATCGATTGACTTCTGCGTCATGCCACGATTGTTGGTGCTAAGAGGGTCGCCTCTATAATCGGCGTTTCTTCCAAACATACCGGCATCGCCATACGGATTTTTATCCGAACGACCAGTCATGGCTTTGAATTTATCAAATTCGTATTGTTCTTGACCGCCGCGAGCAGCTATATCCGCTAACCGCATCTCATTTGGACTTGCCATTACACGTTCCCCATTTTTAGCGAAGCTTCCAACGTTTCATTGTTGCGCCGCAGCCAACCTTTACCAAAAGTATCAAAAGTTTTTAAAGAGCGATAGTAACCTTCACGGTCTTCTGCCATCGCTTTAATTATGTACTCAGGCTCAAACTGAGCGACTTGTTCCAAGGTCCGTGGCCCGATGGCCCCGTCTGGTGTGGCCTCGACAATACTTTGCAGATATTTAGCTGCGCGTCCGGGCCCAGAGTTCACGGCCCAATCAAAGGTGCTGAAGTCTACACCGCCGGGCAGTTCGTCGCCTTTTACTTTGTCCCAGTATCCCTGCTTGTAAATAAGCTCGACATGATCGTCTGAGATGTTTTTTAACTCATCCACGTCTTCTAGCGGGCGACCAAGAAACTCTGAGTAAGTACGGTGCGTGATGCCTTTGTTGGTAGCACCGCCGGGATCTTTAGGGTGATCTACAAAACCGCCCTCATGCTTCAATACCATCTCAAGGCTTTTAAAAAAGTTAGCTTCCATTATCCAGTTCCCATTAAGCCCATGATCCCATCGCCGGGAAAGGCTGCGGCCATACGACGGCGTGTGTCAGGTTGAGGAGGTGCCTGCGCCAACGAGACTGGTGAGGCAGATGTTGTCTGCGGCGCAGGCATAGGCACCGCGGGAGGAGCGGGTGCCATGCTTAGATCAAAGCCAAAGGGTTGATCTGGAGTAGACGGAATAGAAGGGTCACGTGCTTTAATTGGCTCTCGAAAACGACGATCTTCAAAATAGGTTTCTACATCTTCTGGAATATCGTCTTCTGCAAGCGTAAGACCAGCGTTAATTAAAAAGCCTCGCATTCTGGCAATCGCTTTTTTCGCTGCTTCTGGTGTGTCTGCTTTCTGCAGAAGAGCCACCATGGTTGGGGCGTCGTATACTGCTTTTTCTAGCAACGCTATTTGAAATTTTGCGGGGACTCTTTCAAATAGTTTTCCTGCTAATTTGGCACCAAGCCCCGCTTCCACCAAACCTTGTGGGCGAACAAGTGGAACCATTTCACCCGCTCTGCCTGCAGCACCCGCACCAAGCCAGCGAACCATAGCAGACAAAATATCGTCTGTTTCTTTAACAAGCTTCCCAGCGTTTTTGCCGCCAGCTTCTGCTACCTGAATGTTTCTTCCGGCGTCGATTATATATTCAAGGCGATCTAACTCAGCTTGAGTAAAAATACCTTGATCCTTCAAAATATCTGCAAGTGATGTAAATCTTCCGGGCTTTCCCGCTCCCGCGGGTCTTTTAAACGCGGACTTTGGTGGGGCTGCTTCAAGAGGGCCGAAAATGTATTCTTTCATTTGAGCGAAGTTAGGGCTTGCGGAAGTGCCGCCATTTCTCACCCACATTGCTTTAATTATTGCGGATTTGAAGCCGTTTGTTACATCAGAGCCCGTAATACCTTCTCCAAGTGAGGCTAAAAGCTCTTTGTCGCTCGCTGCGCTAGAAACGAGCTTCACAAGATTCTCTAATTCTGTGTATGGTTTTTTGCCCTCTATGGCTTCCGCAATCGCGATAGACGGGCTGTCATAATTTATGACATTTGCAATTGCGTCTGTTTCTTGTAACCGCTTATCAAGCGCAGCTTTACCGGCCTCTGTTTCAGCAAGTTTTGCTGCAACAGTTAACTGATCACCTGTGGTAATCATGTCGCGCACTTGTGGGAACATCTCAAAAAGACGCTGGTTAGCTCCATCTTCAAGAAAATCTTTTGCTTTAGTCGGATCAACCTTCAAGTCACCGTTTTCATCACGCCTTAAAATCTTACGTGCGGCGTAACGAAAAACCTGTTCTAAAGAACTTTCGATGTCTTGAATGGGCACGGGGGCAAGATCAATTACCTCTGGCTCGCCGCCGATTGTTTGACCGGTAGTTCTAGGTTGATCCGAAATTCCGCCACGAGGCACAACTACATCTTCTGGAACGTCCAACTCTTCAATTAAATTTTTCACCGTAGAAGCGGCGTCCAACATTTCTGCAATACGCAAAGCTGTAGGCCCAGATCCACCTTGCAAAACCTCTTCAATCAAAAGGTCCGGGTGAATCATCCTACCGCGGTTGGGTAATTTAAGTTCTGTTGCCCCCGCAAACGTGCGAACAATGGATTGATTCCGTGCGAGAGAAAAAGCTTTTGCGCGTTCATAGGCTGCGCTACCGCCCGCGGCGGCAATGTTATTGTCCATATCGCTGCCAACAGCGTCAGCAAGTTCTCCAAGCGCAGCAGCTAAAGCCTTATTAGGGTTGTCCCCACCATATGCATTTGCCGCTTCATTAAGAAGAAAAGACCGAAACTTTTTTAAGTCATTAAAGACAAGTTCAGGTTCTTGTACGTCTTGCAAAGCTGTTTTTTCAACGCTTGCGTAAGAAGCTTCTTCTTGAACAAGATTACTTTTAGCTTTGTTGATACGCTCAAAACGTTTAAATCTGCTGTCGGGCAAGTTACGGCGACGTCTGTCCGCCATAATTTCTAAAATTATGTCGTCTGGGGTCTGACCTTTACCAAGATCACTGACATCTACATCAGGAGCATATATCCGCAAAGCCTCTGTATTAGGTCTTAAACCTCCGGCACTACCCTCATCTTTAATGAAAAACCTATTAACAAAAGCATCATACTCTGCAACATCTCCGCGTGGGATATCTTGCAAGGCTTTCTTTGCGCGAGTAAGCGACGTCGGTTCACTTACCTCAACTATTTGAAGCCCCAAGGCCCGCTCAAACGAACGTAGTTCATTCTCCACCGCGGGCGGCAAAGTCCCGCTGCGTAGAACATAAGACTCTCTGATGTTATCAATAGCACCTTGAATGTAGCGTATATCGTCTATTGCAATGGTGCCGTCAACTTCATCATATAAGGCAGTTTCTTGTGCTTTAGCATTTGCATTCAACTGTCTTAAATTCTTATATAGGTTCCTAGAAATTACTTCCGGTCTTGCATTTTCAGATATGTTTAAAGTATCCGCCGCGGCAACTGCTTTTGCATTTGCTAACAGAAACTGTTGCTCTAACAACGAAGCATCTGTCGCTATTCGTATTTCTGTCGCTAACTTAAAATCTGAAGGGTCACCACTAGCCTCAAGTGCCTCAATTAATCGTATTGCAAAATCGTACCCCTCTTTGTTTCTTTCTTGCAGAGCCTTATCCAAGAGAGAGAAAGCGTTGGTTTGCGTTGCGACTTTTTCCGTGTCTTGTTGCAGTCGAGCTAAAAACGGAGAGCCCGAAATTTGAGCCGGGGTTAACTCTGGGACTAAGCTCTCATCACCAAGCAACTCTTTCGCCAAAGCACTAAGCTGTTCGGGATTTTTTTCTAAAGACTGTAGAATGCTCTCTACAGATTCTCCGGGCGCTCGTGCTTGAATTAATCTAGCTATTCTATTTGCTACGCGACCTTCTTGAGCTTCTCTTCCGGTAACTTTCTGAGCGCCACTTATTATTTTAGGCATAAATTTTATTAGTAGACTTGTGGGTGTCAACGCTGACGCTACACCCCCAGCGATCTGAAATCCGGCGCTAGTGGATGCGTCACCGGGATCATAGGCTTCTGCAATACCTGCTCCACTAGTAGCCGCAAGAGTTGCTGCTGTTTCCCCTGCAAAAAAACCCGCACGAGTGCTTTTTCCCAATTCTCCTCTAGCCGCCGCCCCAGCTTTTTCTAGACCTGTTTCAAGAGCCCTAGATGTTCTATACGGAGCGCGAGCTATTGACGCCAAGGGGCCTGATTTTTTCAAAAGATTTTGAGAAATAAAATACCCGGAAAAAGTATTGTATGCTTTTCGTGGCAAAAGGTAAGGAGATGCGGCAACAACAAGAGCATCATATCCCGCTACCTTACCCATCTCTGCAAAAACGTTGTTTTCAGGAAACAACGGTCTGCCTTCAAAGATGCCTAAAGATTGCCCGGTTTCTACGGCTTTTTGTGCAGGAATGTCTCCTAACAGCATTCCACCTACAAAACCAACCCCCGCCGCCGCAGGCTTTACTTGCGGGGGAAGAGGCAATTTGCTGGCGGTTTTAGCCCCGGCTATGCCAGTTCCTATTTGAAAAGCGGCTTCGGTAGCACCTTGTAAAGCAAACTGCGTAAACCGCGTTATTGGGGCGGCTTTCGGCGCAACATTTGAATAACGATATAGAAATTGATCGTGGCTATAATTGCCCGCAGCTATCCCTTCATTAAAATTAGACACTGCCTGATTTATGCGTGTATTTAATTCACTTGGGTCCGTTATTCCCGCGTTTGTGGCGTCGTCATATGTTTTGAAACGAACCAAAGCTTCGTTGATGTCTGGCGTAGAAAGGCCATTCTGCCTCAAAGCATCAAAGTTCAAATCATAAAGTTGATCTGCTTTGGTTACACCTTCAAATGTTTCCATAACTGTATCCCTTAATCAACTTTAACCGGATCAAAAACACTATCCATTGAATTGTCCGTATTGCTTATTGTCGAACCGGGATCGCCCGCGGCGTTAAAGTTTCCAGCAAGCATGTTACTCAACCGAATGTATTGTTCTTCCAAGTTTTCTAGTTCATACAACGATGAAAGTAAACGCGCCCTTTCTTTTTCGTTTCGGGTGGTCGCGGGCAAATTATCTCTTTCTGTCATAACGTCAACCTTCATATTATAGAGAAAGGTAGCGACTTTCTTTGCATCTGCCGCTCTTTGCTGATTTGCCTCTGTTATCCCCGTAATGTTTGGTAAAGTCTTTTGAAATTCATCTACTAGAGAACCCTTGGTTTGTGCGGGCAAAGCGTTGCGATAAATAATCAAGGCATAAGTGTTTACTGCCTCTACATCTTTTACAGCTTGTCTAGATTCAGGAAAAGCCGCAGTGGCTCTACCCAAAAACAAGTTTTGTAATGGTACGAAAACCCCGTCTATACCTCTCTTAATTTTCCCTGAAACACCAAGATTAGATTCACTCAAGTTTAAGTCGCTACTAATCATGTCTGCAAATGTTGGTGTTGCAGATTCCGTCGGCTTTGCCAACAACCCGAAATCATTGATGGCCGTTTTAACCCCAGCGGCTCTAGCCTCTTCAAGTGTTAAGCCCTGATTTAATTCAGTTAAAGTGTCCATCACAAAACTTGGAATCGACGGCGGCAAAGAAACTTGCCCACCTTCCACTGTCGTAGAAATGTTTGCAGTGCCCGACCTATCAATGAGCGCGGCAAGATTATTTTCAAAACTACGGCGCAGTGTTTCAAACTCAGCATCTGGTAAACCCTCAGTCATTATTTGAGGGACAATGCTTTCCAAGTTTGTTCGTGCTTGAGATTCTGTCAGTTTTGGTGCTTTGTCCGTGCCTTGATCCACTGCTTCAAACAGGCTCATGTTGTTGTTAACGAAGTCCGCCGGAACTGGCTTAACTTGACCCCTTGCTCCTACAACACCATCTTTATTTACAGACTGCAAAAATCTGACATTTATCATGTTTGGCTTTACCGGATCTGGTTTTTTGCCAAAGGCATTCGGGTTTTGTTCATTAATGGCATCTACCGCGGCAGGAGTAAGGGGTCTACTTTCTCCAGCCTCTACAGTAATCGTGTTGCCTGTAGGTAATTGATACGTACCAGCTTCTAAGAACGTCATATTGTTTGTTTTCTTAGCATCTTTGTCGTCGGCTCTTTGTGCCGCGACATCTTCGGATGTACGAAACTTGCTTCTATTTTTATCGTAAAAGGCTTGTGGTACTTTTGCGATCATTTGCCCAGCAGGCAGTGTTTCACCGTTAAGAACAATGTCTTCAATCGGCGTTAAATTACTTACATATTTTTCGTCTTTTTTGGCAGGTGGCGCAGTAGTGGTATAGCTACCTTCTGGGAACCCCGCAATCGTGCTTAATTTGAAATCAGCCGGAGTCCCCGCCGGGAATACTGTGTCCGCCCCGTTTACCTTAACGGTGGTTGCCTGACTGAAGTAAACAGTGTCGGTAGCGTTCGGATCGTCTATAGAATATTTACTACGATCATTATCGTATTCACTAAACGGTAATTTTATTTTGTTACCGGTTTCTAAATCAAAAACGTCCATAAGCGTGTCCGGGCCCGGTTTTGTGTATCGGGTAGTATTTTGACGAGCTTTTGCATCTGGTATGCTCACAACAACTTTTTTGACGCTATCAAAATATTCGCCAAACTTTATGTCAGGTTGAGTGAAACCATAACCTTCAGGCACCTCATCTCCGGGCTGAATAGTCATTGACCGGAATCCACGTGGAGCATCAAGATCCACAATAAATATATCTTTACCGAACTTCGGTTCAGACGGCACCGGACCCAAATTATTTTTCTGGTCTTCCGGCAGGGCATCTACTTCTTTGTCTGTATAAAGTCTTAGGCCATCTATTGATTTATCAAAATAAAACGTCGGCTTTCCTACTTCTTGGCCCGGTGGTCGGCTACTTTCTGTAAAGCCTTGCCCCGCTGCAGTTTGAGCCTGTTCCAAAGTGGTTACATAAGTTGACTCGTAGCCACCATCAGTCACTTTATAAAGAGAGGTGGGCGTGAAAACCGGAGCTTTTGGAACGCCTTTTCTAACAAGAGTGGGCCCGCGATAAAGATCCTTTGTTGGATCGCGTTCCGTTAATTTATTTTGTTCGGCAAACTGAGTTGACGCCATGTTCAGTGCAGCCTGACGCTGTGCGTCCCGTGTCTTGCGCTTCGCTGCGTCCACGCTTGCGCCAGCTTTGCCAAGCTCTGGCAAGCCGCGCATCAAAGCTTCCTCAATAGGCATGCCTTGAGCAATCGCCAAACCAAGTGGTGCCGCGGTGCCCAACAAGAACTGACCCGTCGCCCGCTTGCGAAGCTCGTCAGTGTCGTCGCCGTAAATCTCTTGAATCATAGGCAGGTTTTGCTTGTAAAGCTCTGCCAAGCTTGCCTGACCGCCAGACTGCATACGCACAGGCTGCATGATGCCTTGCGCCATCTTGCCTTCTACCGGCGTGTCCATGGCCTTTTGTGCCACCTGACCAATGCCCTGATCAACCTGACCCATCTCACGCATTTCCATAACAGGCTGTACCAAAGTCAGCACAGACTCCGGCGTCTTCTTGGCATCCTTCATGCCTACAATGCCGCCAAGCTCTTCACGACGCTGCTCTACGGACTTATCATCCCCCCGGAATGCATTCATGGCCCCACGATAATCTTCAGCCGCTTTTACGCCCGCCGTCATGTCCTTCATAACACCGGCAATGCCCTCTTGGATCATAGGGCCAGCAACACTTTGTGACATGTTCGCCATAGAAGAAACCGCCTGAGTGGCGGCTTTTGGCGAATTACCACGAGCCGTGGGCCGTGATCCGCGGAACATGTTTCTATCGTAAACAGCCATGCTAATCAGTCCTATCCAAACAGGCTTTGTATGCCCGCCGCGCCAGACAATGCCGCGGTTCCGTAACCAAACAGTTTCTCAAACGGTGATGCCGTGTTGCCGCCCGCGGCTCCTGTGACGGTGGTCATCTGCGTAGAAGGAGCGCCCTGATATATATCAGATACAAAACCTAATCTCTTATATGGCTCGTACAGATTTTCCAGATTGCCCGCACGTAACGCATCAATCTCTGCCTGACCCTGCGCCTGTTCCCGTGCCCCGACATCAAAGCCAAATCCAACACCCTGCTGCTCAAGACCTTGCTGAAGTTGTGCCAGCCCGGCTCCTTGTCCTGCAAACCCTGCGCCTTGCCCGGCAAGGCTGGCAATACCACCGGCGGCAGAGCCAAGACGATTTGCAGCATCTGTAAAAGCGGCACTGCGAAGCTGAGAGCCAATGCGCCCAGCTTCTCTGATGGCGTCCCGATCAATCATACCTTGCTGGATTTCACCGCGAGAACCAAATGCCGCGTCACCCGCGGCAGCAATGCCTTCTGCAGTTGCCCGGTTGCCCTGCATTTGAGCTTGTTCAAAGATATCTTGCTGCGCTTGGTCGATGACCTCGTTGACATACGGATCCATAGCACCGCGAATACCGGCACCGCCGTCGCGTCCAAGAGACTGCAGAATCAAATTCTGTGCATCAGTAAGCTGTTGACCCGCACCAGTTAAACCCAACCGGGCCGCGTCAATGTCGGCGGTAGGGTCATACATGCCCCCCGCACGTCGAAGTGCAGCTTTTTGAAGTTCTGTAAGCCCCTCTACGTCATAGCCGGGTATGTCAATTGGAGTGTCGGCAAGTGTTTTTGCCGATTCCATGAGCCCTAGTTTAAGAGCTTCTACTTCAGGAGCTTCGCGGACTATTTGAGTTTGAGTAGCCATTATGCTGTCGCCTTGTTTTCTAGGTCACGCATTACATCATACATTCGATCAATGCCTTTCTTGACACTGCCGCCGCCTGCACCTTTAACTGCGTCACGTGTCATCACAAACTCTCCATCCATAAGAAGCGCGGGAACATCATCCTTTGTTCCAGAACCTATTCCGGGGCCAATGCCGCCGGTACGGCGTGGGTAAGCTTCACCACCGGCCTTGTATTTTGCAGCAAGAGAGGGGTCAATTTTCTCCTGAACAGCTTCGGGCAGCTTTGAAAAGCCTTTGTAATTGTTTGGTACAGCGCCGCCGTCTTGATACAAATTGATATTGTACCGGTCAGGGTCAGCGTAATACAGGTCGGCCCCTGTCTCCATGTACTCTTCTTCTTCTTCTTCGTCGCCAGAGAAAGCTGCGAGGGATGCAAGCCCCAGAGCGGGAACGCCAAAGCGAGAAAACGCTGACGGGGTGTATTCTTCTTTTAAGAGTGAAAGTGCTTTGTCAGGGCTTATGCCCTGCTCTGTTAAAGAAGCAAACTCGCTTGAGTTCAGTATAGTGTCTGTGGTTGGCCCGCTCTCAAAAGGGTTTGCAAAGAAACTTCCGGGTTTGTCGCCCAATGAAGGAGCGGGGTTGCCCAATTTGTTTAACAACTCTGTCGAAGAATTAAGATTCATTGTAGCTTCTGCCGGATTGGCGGCGGGCTGGTTAGCTAATGGATTTCTGCCCAAGAAGCTCTCTCTTAAAGTCCTGTCTCCACCTGCAGCGGAGTCACGAAGAGGACGACCAAAAATACCAGTGTCTTGTGTTCCTTGGAAAGAACGTTTCATCCCTTCGGTAAAGCCACCGCCATCCTGCATCAACCCGCCAATACCGCCTTGTACCGCACCAAGAGCGCCGCCGATAGCCGCTGACTTAAGAGCATCTTCTGGTTTGCCGCCCTTCAACAATGTGCCGATACCTGCACCAAGAGCTTGCCTGCCCACCAAACTCATGCCGGGAGCAAAATAAGATAGGGCTATAGGCAGTAAAACAGGAGCCGCGTCTACGACAGCGTCCTTTACGTCCTCAAAAACATCCCCGATTTTGTCAAATAAGCCCATGGGTCAACTCTTATTAGCTACTACAAGTATACGCAAAAACGCGCTTATGTCACGATCTTCACTGTACCGCTGTCATTAAATAACGCACCAACCTCTAAACCAGTCGCGCTGGTAGGCAATTCAGTAAGCGTGATCCGTGTTCCGCGAAGCTCGCCCGGATTTCTTTCTTGCGCGATAAATAACTCTAAAGCCCGCAACAAATCAGCCATGTATTGCGGGCTATACTCAAAAGGAGCTTCCGGTAATCGCGGTGGTGCAATCTGATTTGATGACATTATCGTCTCCCATCAGGCCGCATATCAACACGCGGGCTACCCAGTTTCCACTTAGCACCTAGTGCCTCTGATTCGATACGCATTGCAAAAGATCTGCCTCGCGCCCGCAAATATAACTGCTCTGTAAACTTTTCTACCGGAGATTCAGATGTTCGTATAGCCGCAGATGCCGCCGTATTATCAAAACTAGCGCCGGGGAAGTTTCTGGCTTTGACAGTAAACGTGGCTTGCGGGCTACTCAAGTTTGTTGACCCGGTAAATGTCAGGTCAGGTATCACCTTGTTTATGTAAACAAAACGGTCCCCGTCTTCGATATCAATTGCAGCGGACTCAATGAAAGAGTTCATCGCTGAACCATCGTCATCATATCCTAACTCATGGTTATACAAATAAGAGGATTCCGCAGCGATTGGATACTGCCGCACCCCACGGTCAAGCCAAGCACTTCTAGACATAGTGCCAAAGTACCAGACTTTTTCACCGTAATTATACACAACATACCGGTCATTATCATTGCTTGCCGCCGATGGGTAGAACCAAAATACCTCAGAAAACTCAGAGTTGACGCCCGCTACAACTTTAGCTGTCTGACTAAAGTTAAAGTCTAGGAACACTTTGTTCTTTACGGTGCATGGCAACTGTTGCGTCTGACCGGCATAAACGTAGAAATTGTCGATACCCATCCAGAAGACAACGTCTTCAGTAGCTACCGCTGCATTTGGACCCATGATCGTAATGTTGGATGCAAGCTGTTGCAGGCCAAAAGTAAACGGCGGGCCGATAAATCGCATAGAATTTAGCGCGGTATCTGTCCAGACAAGTATTTCTCGCTTTGTTTCAACAGCCTGTACAAAGGTAGAACCGGCACCAAGACGTATGTCACCGGCGGTGTTTGTGGCTGTAGGATACCAATCTATCGGGTCTTCTTGGGACGAAAAGCGGATCAACAATGGGTCTTGTGTGCCGTTTCCTTGCGCTGCGGTATTGCTTGAGTTCAGCCCGTCACAACCAAAGGCAATCACATGACGGTCTTGATCAGATACCAAGATCTGTTTTGCAATCGTAGGCACACTTCGTTTTGTTCCAGAAATAGTGGACAGTTCAATCGCTCGTGTGGAGAGGTTGTTTGTTCTGTCCCAGTAAAAAATATTACTGTCTCTGGCGTTAATCAGTAGGTCTTCGCCAAAGTTATCGTGCGACCAAAGCCTGATTTCAGTTGTCGTTGTCAAACCGTTAGGCTCCGCAGAACCCCACGCGCCTCGACCCCACGTCCCTGCACCCCAACCGGTGCCGCCGACGACAGAATCAAGACCCACATTTATCTGATACGCTGCAACGGTGTTGCTGCCGCCGTTACCAGAATCTGATCCACTTGCAGTGGCACTTGCCGTAATTTTATAGGTGTTCGCATCTACGATTTGCGTGATCTGATGTTCAACATTAAGAACCGCAGCGGTGATGTTGCCCCCCAGAGATGCTGCGCTTGAAAAAGTAACAAAGTCATTCTCGACTGCGCCATGAGAGCTATCAGTTACAGTGATGACGGCGCTGCCGTTGGTCGCAGCAAACGTCGCGTCACCTGCCCCTGTAGTAGAGCGAATAGGGGTGATGTCTGAAAACGCCTGACCTTCTTCAATGTAATATTTAAGGTGAGTGCCAACGCCCAAGTAATTAGAACCGTCAAGCGCGATCCAGTTGTGCAGCGCACGAGCAGAGCCAAGATATGTAGAAGAACTATATTTTTCCCACCCGCCTATCTTTTCAGGATAGCCAAAGCGAAACCTGATCTTATCACAATCACGCCAACCACCTTCGTTGGAGTACGAGGTGATCTCTTGGTTTACACCGGGCTTAAATTGTAACTTTCTAAGCGGCATTAGTTATCGGTCCCTGAAAAACCAGAAGTATCGAAGTTTCCCTCGCGACGAGTCCCGTTAGCATCTTGCAGAACAGAACTTCTTTGACTGTTACTGGTGGTCAATGTGGTCTGAGTATGACCGGGTTGAATGTACCTGTTATTAGCCACATCCATATTAGTGGGCTTGTTATTGGACCCAAACCAATAATACATGGTCCCACTAACCACTTTTTTACCGATGCCAATATCTCTAACGTCTCTGCTATATGCACCGACTTGACTGTTTTGATCTAAAGAACTTGTGTTCGTGTAATCAAAGCTGCTGCCAGAAAGAGGGAACATAGAGGAAATATCTAAACTACCCGCACCCGCATTGGAATAGTCCATTTCGTTATATGTCCATGACAACGTAAAGGTGTTGCCGCTACGAGTTAACTTTGAATTAAACCCACTACCTCCGTAATCAGAATGATGAATGTCGCTGCCGGATGCCCCGCCAAATCCTCCAAGGTAGTTTATCTGAACTGACCCATCGCTTTGCAAAGCAGAAACAAACTCTGCACGAGTGCCTGCGGTAAATGTGCCGTTTCCAGTCACAACAATAGTTGTAGAGGTGTTGTTGTCCACGCCCTTTGACCCAACCGCATTAATGGTGCCGTTGTTGATAAGCTCCAAGTCACCACCGCCGTTAGATGGGTAGTCTAATGCTGAATCAAGCACTGCGCTCACACTGAGCGTAACACCGTTGTTGACGGTGACACGCTTTTTGTAGTTTCCCGCATAATCGTCGCCAAACACTGTGGCCGCACTTTGATCCGTCTGACTAGAAGAATAAACATACGCAAACGCACGTTCAGAACCGTAAAAGTTACTAAGGGTAATTGCGCCCGAAGCAGGGATGTTTGGTGCTAAATCTGTGCCACTGTTGTTAGAGGCTTTTGATCGAACAATGGCATTGCCCCCGGCGGAGCCTTTATACAGACTTTGCAAATCAATAGAGCTATTACCGCCTACAAATTCAGCGCGGATATCATTAAGAGATATAGCTCCAGAACTTGGCAATGCGCTCATTAGATAGATCCATATGCTGTCACGTTTCCGGTTACCTTTAAGTTTCCGCTTGTATCAAGCTCCATCTTTGCAGTGCCGGAGTAGCTGATAATCAACTTGTTTGACGAAACAGTAAACGTCCAGTCGTTAGATGAGTTGTCTAGAGTAAACTGGCCGCCCTGAACGGTGCCCGTGCTTGTGATGTTAGCCGAACCTGTACCAATCGCACCTGATGAAACCGCCCCAGTTACAGTAAGTGTACCGGTGGTATTGATGTTTCCAGTGCCAGTAATATTGTTGGAATTAAGATCAAGGTTGCCACCTAGTTGTGGAGAACTGTCCTCTACAACCTCACTAGGAAGAACCCTAACCTGTGCGCCAGCACCCGCACCATCAGCATAAATCCACTTGGAAGTAGAAGCCGGAATAGTAACATTCCCGCCGGAACCCTGCGTAAATACAACACTTTGGTTTGTAGTGTTGTTTGCCAAATACATTTTGCTTTGGTCGTTAGGGCTGATTGTGATTGTGTTTGTGCCAGAGGGGGATCCGGCAAGTATTAAAACCTTGTAGTGACCATCTGACAAAGAACCATCTGACGTGCTTAACGTAGTGGTTGTGCCTGTCAGCGTAAGTGTGCCGACGCCGTTAAGCACACGGTCAATAATGTCAAAGTTTGTGTTTGTGGTTGCGCCCCAAGTACCTGACTGTTCTCCGGTGCCGGGTTTTTCAATGCCACTGTTTACTGTATATGTGGAAGCCATTTAAACCACCGTTTCTGTCCATGTATCTGTTGTACCACCTGTAGAGATTTCTGTCCACGAGTCGCCGCTGTGTGTGATTGCTGCCCAATTCGGCGAACCGTCAGGATCTATACGCTCCCACAACAGCCCGCCGTCCGTGGTCATCACAAAAACAGCGATAATTTCTGCGGCACCGCTAAGAATAAGATTAGCCGTCGTCGTCTGATCAAACGCAAAGTCCATTGTGGCGCTGTCGGTTCTAACTCTGATGCCGACAGTCGTCTGATCAAACTGTGTGTTGATGTTTATAAGGCCGTGAGCGATCAGGCTTGCTGTGCTGACCTGTGTAAAGTTGAACGATTGCTCTGATATGCCGCTGACAACTGTTATGCCCGCACTACTTTGCGTAAAGTTGGCGTCAAGCGTAGACACACCAGAGCCAATAAATATACCGGCGGCGCTTTGCGTAAAGTCAAAGATGGAGCTTGCTGCTCCT